ATACTAGCAAAGATACTACTGCATATCATTATAAATTTCTTTCAACAAAAGAAAATCTAGACATTATTTGCAAAATAACTAGCGATATGATAATGAATCCCCTTATGCGTGAAAAAGATATAAAAACCGAAAGAAATGTTATTATACAGGAATATAATGACGACTTAGATGATATAGATGAAGTTATTGCTGATAAATTAGAAGAAATCTTATTAGATGGTCATCCATTGAATAGAACAATTATTGGAACATTAAAAACCTTAAATAATATAGGAAGAAAAGAATTATTAGATTATCATAAACAATATTATAAACCAGATAATTTATTAATAGGTATTAGTGGAAATATGCATAATAATTATTTTGACTTAATAACTAAATATTTTGGCGGTGCTAAGACATATTTACCAATTAGTTTAAATACTCAAGGTATATCCACCATTATACCATTTGTTGATAAACATCCATCATATCAAATAGATGCATTTCCAAAAGATTTGAAACAAGATTATATACATATTATTTTTAAAACAAAGGGGTATTTTGACCCTATGAGAATTAATTATAAATTATTATCAAATATTTTGGGTGGTAATATGAGTAGTCGTCTATTTGTAGAAATACGTGAAAAATTGGGATTAGTATATTCAATTAAATGCGATATTAATTCATATGAGGAAGTTGGATATTTTGATATTTATGCACAAACAGAACCTAAAGATACTTTAAAATGTATAAATGCAATTTTAATTGAATTGCGCAAAATTAAAGAATATTTAGTTAGTGATACTGAATTAAAAGAAAATAAAAAAAATTATTGTGATATATACAAAACTAATTTTGATGATATTGAAGATGAAGTTGAAACTTATTCTAGACAAATATTATTAAATAGACCTATTGAAAAAATTCAAATGCGTATTGACAGTATTCAAAAACTTACTACATTAGATATTCAAAATGTAGCTAGAGAACTATTTGATTTTAATAAAGTTCATATTATTACATTTGGTAAAGTTAAAAAAATAAATATTGAAAAAATTCTTAGAAAATATAAAGCTTAAAGCAATTTGCAAAGATATGAAAAGACTTGAGACTTGAGCCTTGATACTTGAGCCTTGAGCCTTATTCATATTTCATTTACTGTTAATGGTTTACAAATATCTATTGAATAATTAGTAATATTATTATTTATTTTATCTAATTCGTCATAATATAATACTAATCCAGATAATGCACCAATCCATTCTGAAATATTATCCTCATTATTATATGATTTATTATTATTATTTTTATTATTAATTTCATATATTTTCCATTTCATATAACTAATACTTGTAAGTGTTTTTTTATTAATTTTAGGTTTTGTATCACATTTAATTATATCTAATACCTTTCTTGCATTATATGAACTATTATCACCATTAAAAATATTTTTATAAGTTAAACCAAAATCTAATGATTTTTGTTTTATTTCAATATCATTGCAATTAATATATTTGCAAATATCTAGCGCATTTTTTGATATAGGTATAGTGTTTAAAATATCAGTAAATTTATATATACTAATATCAAATTTATTAGTTGGATTATATTCATATATAGTTACTAATCGTGTATCCATCATAAAACTATTTTTATAGTCTTTAGTATTATCTTTATCTTTAATATTAAATATGGTATAAGACATATTCGTATATATGTATATATGTGTATATGTGTATATGTCTATATGTCTATATGTCTATATATGTATTAAAAGTATTCAAATTATTCAATTTTTTTCAATTTTATTCTGATGGAATTGCACAATTTTTACCACTAGATGAATTTTTATTAATTAAATCTTTTACTAGATTATCAACCTCTGCCTTTTTCTTATCTGTTTCTGATACTGTAGAATCGGAACATTGTGCCGCTTTGTTTATACTGTTATTATCATGTTCAAATTTAGCCCAACTAAACATACTACGACCAATATTTACATAAAATACATAATATCCTACAAAGGCAGCAGTTGCAATTAGAAAGATAACAGTTATAATTAGACAAGTTGACCTTGGTATAATACCAGTTATACATAATGCAATTACGGCTAATATTGCAATTTGAACAAAAATTAATACTTTATATAGAAATAGGTAATATTCCATTTTATTATAAGTATATTTTTCATTTTTAATAGATTCATTTGCAGTGCTAGATTTTAATTGCTTTTCCTGTATATCATTAATAAGTTCTTGCTGTTGAGCATCTAAATCAGTTATATGTTCATCAGCTTTTCTTATTTCATTAAAATAATATGAACGTAATTTAGTATTTTCTGTATATTTTTTATTTAAAAAATCCCAAATTTGCTGTCTAGCTGATGTTAAATCTGTAATTTTAGTATCGATTTTATAGTTTAATAAATCGCTAGTATATGAACCAGCATTGGGATAATTAGATTGTTGTATTTGTTTAAAAAGGGCATCATTTTTATCAATTGTTGTTTTAATTTCTGACATTAATAATTGATAGTCAGATATTTCACCACTAGATGATGAATTTGCTTTTGGTATAGTAGTTTGCGTACTCATTTTATAAAATTATATTCTGTAATCTATTATATTTTATATTAGATATTTTATTTTATATTCTATATTCTATAAAGATTTTTTATAGGGAAAACAAATTAATAAAATTTTGAATTTGATAAAGTGATAAAAATGATAAAAATGATAAAAATGATAAAAATGATAAAATACACAAATACATAAATACATAAATACACAAATACATAAATACATAAATACACAAATACATAAATACATAAATACACAAATACATAAATACATAAATACACAAATACACAAAATTATTTATTTTTTAATTGTTAGTTGCAATATTTTTATATAAATTATTGTTAATTTTAGTTGGTGTTTTATAATTAGAATATACTAAATACATAATTAACCCAATTATTAATAAAACTAAAAGTATACTAATACCAATATAAATATATGTTGTAAATTGCATATCTTCTGCACCAGTTTTAGTTGAATTTAAACTATCTTGTCTAGCATTAGTTAATATAGACATTTCATTATCTTTATCTTTTAATAGTTTAATATTAGCCATTATAGAATCTATTTTTGCCATTTTACTTGTTAGTTCATTTTTTTGTGCGCTAATTAAATCATTATCTTGATTTACATTATTAATCATAGTTTGGCTCAGATTTATGATTTGCGAATTATAATCCGAAACTTTAGGTTTTAATGTAGTTGATGCATATGTCCTATCATTCACATTATTACTCGTAAGTTGTTTAGAATAATCAGAATAATTTTTTGTATAGCTAGATAAAAGTGTATTATAATAATCATTAATTTTTTTAATATTTTGGTCACGAAGAACGCTATAATCAGGTACAGTTATTTGACAACTATCTGAAACCATTGGAGTTGCACCTAATCCTGTTGGTGCAGTTGCTCCAGACATTGTCGTTTGTGGTATTGTTGTCATTTTAATTCAAGTATTTAGTATGGTATCTATATTTATTTTATATTCTAGTATTGTTATATATATTAATTTTAGATAATATTTTTTTATTAATTTTATTACTTTTACTTTTATTACTATTACACACTTTCACAACGATTACATTTTATTAATGGTAATAAAATATTACCACTAAAATAAATATTTGATATATTAAATGTAAAAATATAATTCTTATTTTGTTTTTTTTCTAAATCTAGAATTATATTTTTATCTAGATATGATTTTAAATATATTTGGTAATATTCGCCATCATTATTGATATTACTATGTTTATTATTGTAATATTTTATTATTTGGTCATATTTAAACATTGATAAACTTTTAAAATTATTATTTATTTCATTATCAATTTCCATTGAATATTTATTAATATATGCAGATATATGTTCATCAATTGAGCGCAAAATTTGTATAAATTGTGCATGTTCTTTTTGATTTAGTAATAATTTTATTGTTATATTATTAATATTATGTTCTTTATAAAATATTGTAATTGCATTGCTAGAAATTTTTGGTGTTTTTATAAATAAACCATCTAGAATAATAGTTGGAGTTTTATAAATTATTTCAATGTAATTACTATTTTTAATATTACTATAATTAAGATTTATCATATTTACATCAAAATGGTCTTTTTTAATACAAATGTATTTATATTCAGCAGAAGTATCATTTTTTTTAACAAATTGATTTTCGTTTTGAATTTCTACAGTTGCCATTTTTACTATATTTTACAAGTTTATTATTATTTTTATTATATAAATATGTGTTTAAGTTAAATAAAAAATATAGAATATATAAAATATAGAATGAAAATGTAAAACAATTAAAAATATAAATAATTAAAAATATAAATATTTATTTTTTAATTATTTTATTTTATAAAAAATTTATTTCATTTTATAAAAAATTTATTTCTAGATTAATAATAATAAACTATTTACAATATTTTAAAATATAACATTAACATAAAACTATCAAATGGATTCTTTCAATTCTCGTGAATTGTGTAAACGTGTTGTTAAATATGTCCTTATGGGTATGGTTATCGCAATTTGCACTCTAGTATTGCCAAAATCTAAAATTGATTTTGAAGCAGTTATTGCACTATCTTTGGTTAGTGCTTGTACTTTTGCTATCATTGATACTTTTATTCCAACTATGAGTTATCCTGTTCAATTAGGTGCTGGTGTTGGTATTGGTGCTAGTATGGTTGGTTTTGGTCATTAAATAATAATGACAAAATATCAACTAATAAATATCAACTAATAAATAAAAATAAATATAATTTACCATTATTATCTAGTTATATAAGCATATTCATATAATCATAATTATAATTAATTTTGTAATTATAATTATAAAAATATGTATATATAACTTTTTATCTTTTAACATTTTTTTTGCTAATAGATTTGCTTTTACGACAACTCTTTATTGTTTTACTCAATTTTGGATTATCACAAGACATAACAATGTGTTTTCCAAAATGTTTTTCATAAGATTCATATGACATATTTTCTAGATAGCATAAATCTTTGCATTTATAAAACCATTTTATTAATTTAGTATAAGGTTCATTTTGTGTTAATATACTTCTAATATTAAATTTAGGAATTATATATCTAGATACACAATCTTTTCCATCCTTGCAAAACTTTGCTATATATGAGCAAATTAATGGTATTATTGCATTGAAAAATGTATTATACACTGATACAATTCTAATTTTTTCATTTCCTGTATGACAATTTGAAAAATATCCTTGATAATTAAAAACTATACTTCCTAAAAAATCTTTTCCTAAATTGCATATATAATTAATTACATCTCTAGGCTCCCTATTTAATATTTTAGAAATATTTGCAACAATAGATTCATAATGTTTTAAAATACTAGATAGTTCTGGATTAGAATGTTTACAAAATCCTTGTAATCTTAATTTTTTATTTATTTTATTATGAATTTTATATAGCCATTCAATCATTTTATCTCTAGAATCTAAATATGTATCAATAGGTAAACTTTTAATATATTTAGTAAAACTTATACGACAATATTTGCAAGGTAATATAAAACATAAAGAATTCATAAATTCGCGCATTTTAACTTTGTCGTTAAATGATGGGTTTTGTGGATAAATAAATGTTAAAGTATGCAAAAATTGCCACCCACTTGGACCCCAAAATGTTGTATTCATCTTAAATTTTTATAATAGTTTGAATTTTTATAATAGTTTGAATTTTTATAATAGTTTAAATTTTTATAATAGTTTGAATTTTTTATTATTTAATTTATTTATTTATATAAAACTAAGAAAAAAATATAGATATCTATTAGATATATTATAAATAAACTAATATGAATAAACAGAATATGAAAAATAGTGCTAGAGTAAATATGCATATTAAAAATGGCGGAGGAGGTGCCCCTGCTATGGATTTACAAAGTTTAACAGAATCAGATTTACAAATGCTTTTAGAACAAGGTATTCTGCCAGAACAAATTGCACAACTTGCTATGGAACAAGGACAGCCAGTGCCACCTATTATAGAAGCTATGATGCAACAAAGTCAACCGCAAGGACAGCAACAGATGCAACAGCAACAGCAACAACAACAAGGACCTGCACCTCCAAGTAAAACAAAAAGTTTTCCTGCAATGATGAATGCACAAACGTATGGTAAATATAGAGATATAGAAAAGGCTGAAAGAAAGGCAAAAATAAGCGCACAAAAGCCAAGTGTATTTGGATATGTATTTTCTGATTTAATTAGCGAGGAAATATTAAAAGATATGAAAAAAACACAGGGTAGTTTTTTAGTTGGTGTTAATTTATCTAATCTTTTTAATGAATTTCAAAATATGATTGTTAGTGATAATAAAACTGCAAATACTAAAGTATCACCTTTAGGCAAAAAAAATTCAGAAAATATATTTAAAAGAACTGGCGAATGGATAGATGTTGATTTTGACAAAATACTTGATAAAAAAATGGGATTACGTGGTAGTGATATACCTCTTATACCAGAAAATGATTTGACTGATTATTCAACATTTTATGAGGTTATTGAAGAAAGTAAGAAATATTCAGATAAATCTGGGTTTAATGGTAAAATAACACCATATGGACTATTAATAATGACAAGAATGCTTTTTAAATATAGAAAAAGCAATGCACAATGGATTAGAGTTGCAACTATTTTGGAATTAATTTATAAATATCTTGGAAATAATCAATCTAAAGAATTATTTTTTAAAAATAAAGATGATATACCAATTATGGCTTTAATGGATTTAGAAGAATTTTATAATACTGACCACATTTTTATGACTGAAAAAGAATTAGGTAAATTTAAAAAAGAACTTACTTTTTATAAATATGATAGCAAAATAGATATTGGTAAAAAAATAAAAGATTTAAAAAATAAAATACCGCCACCAATATAGGTCAGGTCATCTATGAATAGAATCCGCTAATTTAATATTCATTACCAAACCACCAATTATCATCTAAATATGGTGGTATTTCTCCAGTATCTATACAATTATTAACACTGGGACCCGCTTTTATCATACTATTAATTTCATTGAAATCTATTGCATATGAATAATATCTAATATTAGATACATAACCCTCAAATCCTCCGAACATACTAACCCAGAAATCACTATCATTTTGTTTTGGTAAAGAAGATAATTCTTTGCGAATTTTCAAATAACCATTAACATATAAATCTAGATTCTTATTATTCAAAATAATATTCATATAAATCCATTTGCGAACTGGTAAATTATCTATATCAGCAAATTCTAGAATGTTATCCAATGTATTCATATATACACGCACTGAATTTTTATCAGGATGTATCCAGACACCAGGGGCACGATTAGGATAACTTGATGAATTACCCTTATGAAATATATGCTTCCATTCACCTTTTTTATAATCAAAATTATCTATTAAAATCCAAAATCCATATGTAAATTGAATTCCATCTTGACCTTCGGATTTGTTAATTGGTATATAATTAACACTATTGGGGTCTTGACTAATTACTAGAGCATGTTTACCATTTTTAGAACCATTTAATAAATAGGGTGTTTCTGTACTTGCAGTTTGATATTTATTTAGCAGATATTTAGCTATATAATATATACTAACAATTACGATTACCATTATTACTATTTTTATAATTAAAGACCACATTGAATCACCTTCTGGCTCTGGAATAATATTTTTCATATTATTAGTTTTATTTGCTGATTTATTTTCTGATTTATTTTCATTTTTAGAGCTTTCTGATTTACTTTCATTTTTAGAGTTTTCTGATTTACTTTCATTTTTAGAGTTTTCTGTTTTATTTTCTGTACTATTATTTTTTCCTACAACCTTATTTTTTAAACCTGAAAATACATCTGTAATACTATCTAATCCTTTTTCTAAAATATTAGGTTTATTATTCTTATTGTTATTATTGTTGTTATTGTTATTATTATTGTTATTGTTATTGTTATTATTAGGTTTGGCTTCATCATTACTAAGTGTTTTAATCATATTATTTAATTCTTTATTACTCATTTCAGAAACAGGTTTATTCGTTGTTGCATTAGCTGGTTTAGTATTCGTAGTTGCATTTGCTGGTTTATTCGTAGTTGCATTAGCTGGTTTAGTATTCGTAGTTGCATTTGCTGGTTTATTTGTTGTTGCATTAGCTGGTTTATTTGTTGTTGCATTAGCTGGTTTATTTGTTGTTGCATTAGCTGGTTTATTTGTTGTTGCATTAGCTGGTTTATTCGTTGTTGCATTAGCTGGTGTTGATGTATTTGCTGGTTTATTTGCTAGATTTGACATTTTATTATAAATTAACAATAAATTTTATTATTATTATTATATTATTAGATTTTCTATTAGATTATTATTAGAGAAAAATATTAGAATAAATATTAAAAATATAAATATTAAAAATAAAAATAATATTAATAAAATAAAATATTAATAAAATATTAATAAAATATTAATAAAATATTAAAAAAATATTAATATAATATTAAAAAAATATTTAAATACGCAAAGCTCTAAATAATTACAAACTAAATTATAAACTATTCAAACTTATAAACTATTATTTTACATTAAAAATGAATATCCAATTGCAACTATAATAATTATTAATATTGCCCAGTATACCCAATTGGGAACCATTGACAATATACCATCTGATGCTACTGGACCAGAATAATATATATTTCTAGCATTTCTAACTGTCATTGCAGTATTACTAAACATTACTCTTGCAATTTTACCAGAAAATCCACCATCTGGTGTAATATTTACTTCATCTGTGCTAATTGCTGGAAAACCTTTTAATACACAACTAGATGTTAATTGACCATCAATATATATATCTACTACTTGATTATATACACTGACAATAACACTAACCCATTTTTGCAAAGGAATCATTTTAGCTACACAAGTTCCAATAGTAGGATCTTTATTTAGAGAATTATCAATCATACAACTTGCAGTTTCGGCATTTAATTCTGGATATATTTTCTTAATACCAGAACCCATATTATTAATATATGTAAGAATAGTTTTTTTAACAAGATTTATCATATTTTCGTAAAAACTTATAGTTGTATCAATATCACTAGAACCACTAATTGTAATTGGGCATTTAGTTGCAGCCATTTGCGTATTAATAGCTTTTACTAAATCATTATAATCAATTTTTACATTAGCAAATTTTGCCAAATTAGTTATATCAGTTTGTAATACATTAAATTGTTCTGATAATGTTGTACTAGATTTGTTTATTGGCATAGTTTTAGATAATTCTGCAAATGATTTATTAATATCATCTGCACTTTTTGCACTTGAACGTGATTTTTCTAATGCATCTATTAAAGATTGAAAAACAGTATTCATAGTATCAACACTATCATCAGCAAAGTTTTGACTCTGGATAGTTTTTGCAATATTACAAATATCAACAATAACTTTAACACTTGCCGCTATTGCATCATCAACATCTGCAAATCCCTCAATTAGTTTTTTTGAGTCTTCTACTTTATTACCTGATATCATATCAAAATATCCGCAAGTTCCATTATTATTTATATATTGAATAGTTGGAAAATCTACATCATTAGAACCAACTTTATTTAAACTATTATTTTCAGCATTTGATGAAAATGGAACATCTTCTGGTTGTATATATCCACTACCAATATTTTGCGATGGTAGTTTTATTGGTATATCCTCAAATTTAGATATTGATAAATTAGTATTACCTTGACCTTGTAATTTAACACGAACAATAAGGTCATTCTTTTTTGCATCCAAAATAATTTCTGGATTTCCAGAACCAGCTGTTCCTCTACGTAGAATAACTTTTTCTTTACCATAATTATAATTATAATCTTGAATATTTACCCAAAAACTAATAGAATATTCATTACTGTAGCTAGAACTTGGTATAACACTTGATGCTAATGATGTTTTGCTCCCAGCATCTCTAATATCTGGTATAACTTCCGTTTCAATAGAATTTACAAACGTTTTTGTAGTATAATAATTATAAAACCAATATGATGCACTTGCAACTCCAATTAATACAACAACTAATAATATAATACCTATAACATTTGAACCAGAATATCCAGTTGATTGTGATGTATTTATTTTAGTATTTGTTATTTTAGTATTTGTTATTTTATTATTTGTTTTATTTTGTTGTTGTATTTTATTGTTTAATTTAGTTATATTATTACTTAAAGTATTACCAAGAGCATTATTTTGTTTTAAAGTATTATTCATTCTATATATTAAGTTTATTGAAAATAAATTACTATTATAATATTAAAAGAAATTATTTAGCAAAATAAATATTGCAAAATAAATATTGCAAAATAAATATTGCAAATCAAAATAAAAAAAATTTAAAAAATATAAACAAATTTATTTGTAAAAAAAACTAGATTATAAAAAATTTATAAGTTGCTATAAATTTATATGTTTCAAATTTGTATTACTTCCTCATAAGTCAATGGATATGGATATAATGATAAATTTTTTATTTTTCCTAAAAAATTATTTTTTACTTGACCTAAAATAAGTTCACTTTTTATATCACCAATTGCAATTATACTTGGTAATATTTTAGTTGATACTAATTTATTATCAATATATAATCTGATATTACGATTTTCAATTACAAGCGTATATTTTGCCCATTTTTGCAATTTAATATCTTTAAATTTAACTTCTGAAAATTGTGCATAAAATGGATTATTTCTATACTTAATAGTTATTGAAAGATAATTTTTTTTTGGATGATAAGATATAACAGGAGAATCATTCATTGTAATAATTGGTTTTAAAAGATTAAAACTCTTTTCCCATTTATCATTACCACCTTGTGATGGTATATACATTTCCCAAGAAAATGTTAAACCATATCCAAGCTTTGGAACATATAATGTATCACGTGTAATTAATGTTTCAATATTTAATCTTTCATTATAATCTTCATTAAAAAGTGTTTCTGTTTCTATTAAAGGTATTTTATATTTATTAATATTAGATTGACTGGGAGCCCAATAATAATAATAAAATGCACTAAAAATAAATATTAATATTATTATTATTATTATTATATACATTACTGTTGAAGCCATATTTTAATATAAATTTTTACTATATTTTATTAACCTTTATTAACCGTTATTATCCTTTATTATCCTTTACTAAAATAGTTAGAAAAATATTCTAAAAATAATAAACTATTCTATTTATAAAAAATAATATATATATTAAATATAATAATAATTATAACATATAATAATAATTATAATATATAATAATAATTATAAATTATAATAATAATAATAATAAAATTTTTAATAAATGTATATTAATGTTGCATCTGATAAAGATGCGTTTAATCTTTCAAATCTCATGAAAAGTGGAGATTGGATGGTTTTATATTATGCAGAATGGTGCGGATATTGTAAAACTATGAAACCTGAATGGAAAAATGTAGTAGAAAAATTAAATAATCCGCAAACTAATACTAAAAATATTAATACTGCTGAGGTTGAAAGTTCACATATTGGTAAATTATTAAATAAACCAGTAATTGATGGGTATCCAACTATAAAGATGTATAATAATGGTAAAGAAATTGCTAAATTTAATGATGACCGTATTGCGTCTAAAATTGAGGAATTTGCAAATAATAATGCCTCAAAAAAAATTGGTAAATCTAGTAAATTAAATATACCATTATCTACATTATCTAATATAGATGCACAACCTATAGAAGCACAACCTGTAGAAGCACAACCAGTTGAAGAACCAAAAGAGCTTAATATGAATAATTTAATAATGAAATTCAATAATAAAATAAAAAGCAATAATAATTTACAATTACCTCAAATTGAAGAACAACAACAACCTAATATTAATATTCTTGATTTACCTTGTTCTAGTATTATTAGAGCAAAACCTTGCAAGACTAATCCAAAATGTATGTATGATGGTTCTGATAGAAAATGTAAAGATAGAATATTTACAAAACCATATAAAACTAATATTATTAATACTAATACTAATATTAAGAATAAATCGCAAAATATAATTGGTAATATTATTTTAAAAAATAATAAGTCTATGAGCAAAACTACTCCTAGAGGAAAATCAAGGAGCAAAATTACTCTTAGGAAAAAAACTAAGGCGAAAACTACTTATAAAGGCAAATCTAAAAGAAGCAAAAATAATGTTAAAAAAACTACAAAATCTGTATTTAATCAATTAATTAAGTCTTTTGAACGTATTGGTGATGAAGCACAAAAAGATTCAAAACTATTAAAAAAAGCTAGTAATAAATTGTAATGCGTATCATAAATATTTTTAATCAGGTTTTACTTGTAAATCAATAATGGATTGTATATCTCCTAATAATAATGCATCTGGATAATATAATAGATTTGATATTTCACCGCCAAATGTTTTATCATTCATAACATATAAATTTGATTTATTTATATCAGGTATACCATCTAATTTATTAATTTTTAATATTTTGCCATTAATTAATGTTTCTACATCTTTACCTCTAAAATTCAATGTAATATTTATTTGCTTATTTAATGGTATATTTTGCAAATCATGGTCAAAAAATTCAACATATTTTTCTAATGTTGTTTTAGGATTAGAACCATCACCAGAC